CCATAAAGGTGCATACCACGCACGATGTCAGCAAAGCTATCTGGATCACGATAGGTTTCTGTTTTGGTGATTTGCTGTGCAGTTGCAACAGCAGAATCATGACCAGCAACGATCACGCCGAAGTTGGTGTTTTGGTTAGCAGTACCAGTAGTACCAGCGCCAGTTCCAATTTTGGGGAGGTTGTTAGACACATAGACTTTAAAGCCATGCAGATTGTTGATGACCAAACCGTTTTGCAAGCCTGTGCCACCAAAGTCGCCATTCAACAAACGGCTGTCTTCGTCTTTCAACATTTCGATGAAGACGGGATCAACCACCAACCAACGTCCATTGGAGTCAACAAACTGTTGATCCAACAAACGACCCATACGAGCAATCACCATCAAAGGAGAAGCTGTAGCGGTGGGCAGAGCAGTAGCACCGGGCAAACGAGCAGCCAAAGGAATTGAGTGATCGCCAGCAGAAGCTGTGGTGATGTTACCAAAGTCACTTTTCTTCAATACCATGCTTGACAACAGCTCGTTGGAACCTGCTTCAGACAAAGCTTTAGTGCCGGGGAAGGTGGTACGAGCAGTACCGGCTTGAGTGTGCTTGGCAGACTGTTGGAAGCCAGACAAATAACCCAGTACGTCTTGGTCATACTGGTCACGCAAGCGATAAGCTGCACGATCAGATGCCATCTGCATGAAGTTCACATGAGAATGAGCAGCTTCGATGTCGTCAATCTTGAAGGCGTAATAGTTAGCCTGATCAACAACCAAGGTGAAGTCTTCGTCATTCAGGTCTTGTGCAGTGATTTGTGTACCACGGGCATAAGACTGAACACTCACTTCAGGCTCTTTGATGATTTTAACAGAGTCGCCCATGTTGGCGATTTCGCCAAAATAGTCGCTATTAGTAATAGCTTCGACTGTAGATGATTTGCGGAAAGCAAGCTGAACTTGCTTGGAATAAATAACTGGGCTAAAATTACCATTGGGTAAGTTGTTATAGCCAGTTGCCTTTGGAAATGCCATGATGTATCCTCCTAAGATATTGATAGGGCATATAATTAAATACGCTCACACAACTACAGAGGCTGATATTATTAGGTGTGTAGTGGAGACAACCGCCGCTATCTCTATCTACAGGCTAATAAACTTACAGGTGATTCTGACAGTTTACTTGCTTTGCGTTACATGTTACTTGTTTGCTTAAGGTGGTTATAGCGAATAACGGCTTAAGGAAACTGGCTACCGAAGTAGCCGTGTTTAAAGTTATAGCATTTAAAAATAGTTTGTCAACTATTATCTTGCATTACCACTAATATCATATACAAACTTACCAGATTTAATGGCTTTAGAAATAGCTTCTTGGTTTGCTTCATACTGTTGTGTGGTCATTTGGTTGACAGAAGACTCATAAATCACGCCATCAGTATCAATATTAGAAGGTGCTGAACGGCTACCCCTTGCTCCAACGCTTTGTGCAGCATCTTTGCTAGATTCTTTAGTCTTAGTCCTTGTAATACCTTTGTCTACTTTATATAGATCAATGGCTCTAGCAGCAGCTTTTGCGTCTGTGTCGTTTTCATACAAAGCCTGTTGTACCCATTTTGGTTGTTCTTCTACCCAATCATGGAAGTCATCAGTATCCCGAATCTTATCAAAGTCTGGGTGCAAACGCATAAGGTCATCTTCGGCTTTGTCCCTAGCTGTCTCAAGTTCTCTTTCATCTAAAGAACGGAGTCGTAGCTCAATTGATTCAGACTGCTCTTTAGCTTTCTTCATAGCAATGGATTCAACAATCTTAGCTACGTCTGGATATTGCTCAGCCCAAGCAGAAAGTTCTTCTTCTGTTTTTGGAAGCTTGATTTGATTGGTTGTACTCTTTTGAAGCTGAGACTTCAATTCATCAATCTGTGTTTGAAGCTGTGTTTGTTGCTGCTGAGAATGTCTACGCAGATCTCCATAACGCTTCTTAAATGTTTTTTCCTCTGAAGATAAATTGGAATCATCTTCCTCTTGTTTCTTCTCGCCTTTATTTGCTTCTTGCAGTTCTTTAAGTTCTGCTTCTTCTTGTTCAATCTTATCATTGTTGGCGTTACGTTTGCCGAAAGGAGAATAAGCTTTTACTTCTTGTTTCTGTTCTAAAACAACGTCAGTCATAAATACCTCTATAAGTTGGGGCTAGCTGTTGCCGCCATGTGCGGGGAGATAGGTAGCCAATAATGGTGGGTGTTGTAAATATTGACCAGCCCACCTCTGGTTACAATATGTTTATTATACCATACTTTTTTTCTTAGCCATCAATCCTGTTTTAGGTTGTTCCATAGGAGCTTGTTCTGTTGTAAAGTAAGGAGCTAAGTTGTTTAACAATTCTTGATCGTTCACTGCTCCAGCAGGGGGTGGTGCTTGAAACTGTGTCTGATCTGTAGCCATACCACCCAAAGCCATTTCAGTTTCTGTGCCTTCTTCTTCTTCTGGAAGCTCAGACATAATTTGATCTACGTTCTTAGAAAACTCATCACCATGAGGTGCTTCTGGGTTTGCCACTTCGTCAGCATTGCCCATTTGTCCTTGCTCATTCATCTTCTGTAAACCACGTTTAGCTAAGTCTCTAATCTGCATTAGACGCTCTAGCCCTACATAACGTACAACATCAGCAGGAAAAACAAACTCTCCCTCGCTGAGTTTTGCACTAATGTCGTCTCTCACTTCTTCTTGCATAGCACCGGGAGGAACTTGATTACCACTCACAGGATCAACTGTGCCGCCTTCATCTGGCATGCCACCCTCAGCTAAAAATTTATTGTTGTACATTTATTTCATCCTTTAAATATTTAAGTCTGCGTAAAGCAGCAATTGCCCCTTGTGTTTGATAAATGTCTTGAACATCTTTCGACTGCTCAAGTTTTTTATGGCAACTACTTATTTCATAATCAAGAGCCTCTAAAAAAGATTCCCACTGACTGTTGTTATTAACAAATAATTTAAGTTTAGATAGGTGGGGTTTGTTGTTCATTTCCGCTAAATCCTTGTTCTCCCGGAACTGGTGCAGCACCAATACCAATGTTACCACCACCACCACCTGACATATCAGCCACCCCCGGAGGCCCTGCCACACCTTGTGGAGGCTGTCCAGCAGCAGGGGCAGGAGCACCTTGTTGCATTAACAACGCTTGGCGCATGGCTTCATCCATGTTGTTAGTCACTTTGTCTGGATCTAAGTCCATGCTCTTTGCAATTTCTCTAATGATGTAGGGAAACTTAGCAAAAGGCATAAGAGAAGGCTGGCTAGCTATCTGTAAGAATTGCATTAAACGCTGGCTTCTCACTTCATTAGCCATCAAGCTTTCAGTGCCTCTAGCATTAACTTCTAAGTCGCCTTTAATCTCAGGATCAAAATCAAATTGCATATTGAAATTGAAGAAAGCTTTTCCAATAGGCCCAAGCAAATAGTCGTCTAGATTTTTAATGACAGTTTTAATACTACCACTAGCTGCATTCATCAGCATACTTATGCCACTTGCTGTGCGACCTACACCAGATATACCTGTTTGTCCATATGAAAACGAAGGAAGCCCTGTGGACTCATCTGCCAATTGTCTTGCTTTATCAAACAACTGAAGATTTTCTTGTGAGACATTAGGAAACTTTGTACCAAACAAAGCCTGACCCGGTGCTCCACCTTGTCTCCTAAACACCTTACCGGGATATACAGATAAGTCTTGACCCGGAACAAGATTGGTTTCATCAACCTCAAATACAAGGTTGCCAGAAAGAACCGCATTATCCACTGACATACGCATAAAACCATTCATTAGGGTTTGGGTATCGTCCATGTTTTCAGCGATACCTACACCAGCTAGAGAGTAGGGGTTTAGTTCATATGGCACAGCATAATAAGGTATCTTTGCTGGCTTAAAAGGATTGAGGACAAGACGTAAAATTTTTCCATTACAGAACCAAATGTTAGCCTGTAATTCACCTGCCTCCATCATGTCTTCTGGAATGATGATTTCATTTTCTTCAAGCAAATCAATATCTACATTCCCCCAATATTCCAACACTTCAAAGCGTTCAACACCAAAGTTTGGTGTGTAATCTCTGAGATCGTCTTCCCAATATTTTTTATTGTATGTCTCACCTTCATCAATAATTTGATCAATGACATTGGCTCTAAAATAGGGACGCTTCTTCAAAGCTCTAAGCTGAGAGCGGCTCATTTTATGACGCTCAATTACATACTGACATTCGTCAGTGTTAGTAGCATCAGGATCCCAATAGAAGTTCCAAAGAGAAACATGAGAAGCTTCAGGAACAGTTTTGATTAGTGGTTTATATTCACCATTCTCACCCCAGTTTGCATATTCTTTATTAACAGCAAAAGGCCCTTTCATTACGCCTGTACCAAACAAGGCCATCTCAAAAGCAGTGGAGCGTAAATGCTTAGACGCTCCTGTTTCTTCAAGCTGGTCATGTATTTTCTTCTCCATCTTCTTAGCTGCAACGGTTGCAGGACTAAAAGTGATGGAAGAAGGGGTGACACCGGGGCCTTCTTTTAAGTTGGGCAAATCTTTGAGATCGTCTTTCATAGATCCCAACATTTGTTCCAACACATCCAAGTCAAATCCCTTTGGAATGTTGCCACTGGTTTCACCAAAAGGAATCTCTGTTGGCATAGCCTCTCCTGTAGAAGGAGGTGCTTTAGGATCGGAATGTACATCAGCAACCACACCATCAGGTAGGGTGGTGGGGTCAACACTCAATGGAAATTTATTATTAGAGAACAACACCTCAGTGATTTGGCTGTAAGCAGCTAAGGTTTTAGTCTTAGTCACTTTAATAAAAACACGAGACTTCTCAGTTTCTGTGAATTGAACATCAGGGCCATAGATGCCTCTATAGTTTCTATAAGCACGTAGCCAACGGCTTTCATCTGCCCGTCTGCTTTCTTCTGATCTTGTATATCTCTCTTGAATATAGGAAATTAAACCCCCGCCAGAGAAACCCTCTTCTTCTTTATTCTTTACATCATCTAAAGCTAGGGTTTTATCACCAAGCATTTGTTTATTCTTTTCCATGTTGTTCCTTAATAGCCAAATAATGGGTCAGCAATTCTAATTCCAGAGGTTTTAGAAGAGGCTGGATTAAAATCAAATACACTACTACGAGGTCTGCTCATCACTCCATACCTAATAGCATCATACAAGTGGTCTTCGCCCTTCGTATCAACATCCTCTGGCTTTTTCTTATCCAGTTGAATGATGCTATTAGGTATGGAGTGATGAGCAGACCTCGTAATAGTGTATTTGATTTTAATCCAGCATCTTCG